ACCGCATCTGCTGTTCATCGACTCGGCTTACAACGCGCAGAAGGTTTACGCGGCGTGCAAGCGGTTTGGCTGGACTTGTATGCGGGGCAGTAAGCTGCGCGACTTCGCGCACAAGCTGAAGGATGGGGCAAACGTGCGCCGCGCCTACTCTCCCAGGGTATTGGTCGATCCGGCCATCGGAACCAAGGCCCAGGGCCGAGTGCGCCCTGTGTCGTTGTTCCATTGGTCAAACCCAACCGTGAAGGACGTTCTGTACAATCTGCGCGAAGGGAAGGGCGCCAGTTGGACGGCCCTGCCAGATTCCGGCCAGGAGTATGAACTGCAAATGTTCAGCGAACGCCGCAAGGAACGCGCCGACAAAGCCGGCCAGCCTGTTTATGAATGGCATCGAGTCGGCAAGCGGGCAAACCACATTTGGGATTGTGAATGTATGCAGGTAACAGCGGCCATGATGGCCAGATGTTTGGAAACTTTTTTCACTATTGTCGAAAAAGGCCAAAAACATTAGGAAAAACGCAAAAACTTTCTTCATTTATTTTCACAAAAGGGGTTGACATAAGCGAACAGTTCGCTTATTTTTTAACCAGCGCGAGGGAATAAGCCCAAGCCACAAATAAAAAAACATGAACAACGAATCGAAAATCGAATCCCTGAGGGAGTTAATCGCCGCCGCCAAAGAGGCAATTTCTGACCCTGCTTTGGCCGGCATCTACAAGACCGAAATCAAAGGCCACATTGCCAAGGCCGAAAAGCAGATTGAAAAACTGGCGAGAGAAACCTTCATGGCTGGCCTTTTGGTTGATTGCCCAAAACTATCGAAGGGCAGGCGCGAGCTTCTTTGGCTGAACTATTCCCAAGACGCTGATGCTGTTTGTTGCGAGGCGTTGGCAAGGTTGACCGCATAAACCAAGAAAGGAACCAAGCGAAAATGAAAAAACACACAAACGGCCCTTGGCTAATAACAACAATCGACGGCGACGACTGTTTGATGGTTGGCGGCGGCGACGGCAGCGACGTTGTTGCAGACATTCGGACAGACTGGCCAGAGGATGAAGTGGAGGCCAACGCGCATTTGATAGCGAGTGCGCCGGAAATGCTCGAAGCATTGAAAAAACTGGCCGAATGTTCAAAGGAAATTCCGCTTATGAAATACGAGCAAGGCTTGGTTGATAAAGCAATCGCCCACGCGGAAGGGAGGGAGATTTGACAACAAACCACAAATGCCCGCATTGCAAAAAGCCAATCAACATCGGCAAAATCCTTGGCAGCAAGAGCAGCGAGGCCAAGACCCTGGCGGCAAGGGCCAACGCCAGCAAACCGCCGCGGGAGGGCAGCAGGCCGCGGGGCCGGCCGCCTAAACCGCTTGACGAATCGGCCGACTGACGTTACATTTCTTACGGTTTGGTTCATGTTTGCAGGCCGGAGCGCCTGCACCCTCTCACAACCTGCGGCCCTGATGGTTTCCTCTTTCCCCACTCAGGGCCGCTTTCTTTTGTTCGCTTGAGATTTTCCAACCCTCCCCGACTATTTTCTGGAAATGCGGGCGGAAGGTTTATTTCTTGATTTCACGACAGGCGAAATCACCACCATCCTGACCAAGGCCAAGAGCCTTGTAACGGAAGGCAAAACAATGATGGCCTACGGCATCGGCGGCCGGAACAGCACAAAGCAATTCACGCTGCCGATTGACCAGGTTTTGCGTGAATGCAGATTTGCGCTGAAAAAGAAAGACCCGGCGACCTACGGCTACCTGTCAACCCGCACCTACGCCAAGTTTCGCAATGCTTAAAGGATTCTTTAAAAAACTCGGCTCCTTGTGGGAACCGCAATATCAGAGCAACCGATACCGTCGACCGCTGCGTTACCTGAACAAGGACACCAAGCAGCTAATACCGACCGGCACGCATCAACAGTTGGTTTCCGCCGGCCGCTGGTTGTTTGGCAACTTCGCGCCAGTACGCGGCGCCCTGCTTGAGCAATGCACCTATTCAGTCCAACCGTTCATTCCGCAATATGTCGGCAAGGACTTGGAATGGGGCGTGCGTGCTGAATCCTGGCTGAACGATTGGCACAAGATCATGGACATCCAGGGGCGTTGCGATTTCGAGGAATTCCTTTACCTGTCGCTGTTGTCGATAAAGCGCGACGGCGACGTCGGCGTCATGCTGACAAACACGGCCGGCGGTTATCCTGCCGTGCAACTGATACCTGCTCACCGCATCGCCAGCCGAAACCAGAACGCAAACGAACACAACGGCGTAATCAGCAACAAGCAGGGCCGTGCGGTGTCCTATGTTATTGACGGCGAGCGAAAGGTCAGCGCCCGCGATATGGCCCTTTGCTTCTTTCCCGAATGGTCAGACCAGGGGCGGGGCGTCACTCCCTTGTCGGCCGTCACCGGCGACTTGCAGGACGTCAAGGAACTGCGCGAATACGAACTGAACGCGCAGAAGGCGGCCAGCAGCATTGCCCTGGTTGAACATAACGAGGACGGCTACGCAGACGACTCCGAGGCGTTTATCGACCAGACTGTCGAGGACGGCAGCCTGAACACCACGCTGGAAACGCTTGAAGGCGGCGCCATTCGATATTTTCGTGCCGGCTCCGGCAGCAAGATCGAGGTGATGGACAGGAACAGGCCCGCGGCCACGGCGCAGAATTTTGAAAACACAATCCTACGCTCTGCCTTCCAGGCGCTTGAATGGCCCTACGACCTGTCCCTTGACCCGACCAAGATCGGCGGGGCGGTGGTTCGCCTGGTTACTGCGAAGGCGCAGCGCACAGTCGAGAAAAACCAGCGACTAGTCCGCAAGATGGCCCGCCGAATTGACGGCTACGCATTGGCCAAGGCTATGAAGTTGGGACTGTTGCCGTTGCCGAAGGGCGGCGATTGGTATTCCTGGCATTACCAGGGGCCGCGCAAAATTTCAGTTGACGGCGGAAGGGATGCGGCAGCCGGCCGCGAGGATTACAAGCTCGGACTGACGACCTTGCAAGAGTTGTACGCCGACCGCGGCCTGCATTGGGAAGATGAGGTTGAAAAAAGAATTTCAGAACAGCGTTTTGTTTTAGACCTGGCCGAAAAATACGGCATCGACCCAAACCGCGTTCAACTACTTACACCGAACGGACTACCCAACAATAATGAAAATAAAACAGGAGTTTGAAAAATGGGCCATCCTGCCGGCCTGCATCGAGCGGGCGCAGGCAACCCTTGGCGCGACCATGGTTGAAGCCGCGGAGGACGAGGCGCCTGGCGATGAAATGGATGACTACACTTTTGCCGAGAGCGGCGGCGTGGCTGTCATTCCCGTGGCCGGCGTTATAGGCCACAAACTCGGCCCGGTGGCCAAGATGCTTGGCGCCGTTGATGCGCTCGACATCATGGCGGCCGTTGAACTGGCAGCCGGCGACGACGAGGTTGACACGATAATTTTGGACATTGACAGCCCAGGCGGGACAGTTGCCGGCGTGCCGGAATTGGCTGAAACAGTCGAGGCCGTGCAGGCGTCAGGCACCAAGAAAATTTACGCCTACACCGACAGCCAGATGGCCAGCGCGGCCTATTGGTTGGCGGCAGGTGCCAACGGCATATTCGCCGCGCCATCGGCAGACGTTGGCAGCGTCGGCGTTTATCTGCCGGTGATGGATACCAGCAAGGCGCTGGCCGAGGAAGGCGTGACGGTTGAGGTTTTCAAGAGCGGAAAATATAAGGCTGCCGGATTCCCTGGCGTTGCCCTGGACGAGGAAGTTCGCAAGCACCTGCAGCTTGAAGTCATGGACACCTACAACGAGTTTGCCGGATTTGTTCGCAAGTTCAGGCCCGAACTGAACTACGACAGCCTGCAGGGCCAGACCTTCACAGGGCGCCGGGCCTCGAAGATTGGCATGATTGATGGCGAGGCTAAAACCCTCGATTCTCTCTTGCAAAAACTCGGCAAGGCGTAAGATGAACTTAAATTGTTTTTGAAACGATGACAATCGCACAGGAAAACGTCGAGTTGAAAGCGCAGCTTGAGGCTGCCACGACCGACACGGAGCAGGCAACGGGCGAAATCGTCTCGTTGAGGGAACAGGTTGAGAAACTTGACGCGGCGCAGGCTGGCCTGCTGGAGAAATGCGGCCATCTGGAGGCTGAACTGGCCGAGGCCAAGACCGACCAGGCCGACGTCGAGGAACTGGCCGGCGCACAGGCTGCCGAGATAGTCGCCCAACAGGGCGCCGAGCCGGTGGCAGAGGATGCCGAGGAAGTCAACAAGACCAAGACCCTGGACGAGCTTTGGGTTGATTATCACGCGATAGAAAACCTGAAGGAACGAACCGTTTTCTATCGGAACGAAATCCAGCCGCAACTGTAATTTTTAGGAGAACACTATGGCAAACACACTAGGGGGCGTAAATCTAGCCCAAATCGCACAGCAAACGCTCGAAACACTCTCGGCCGAGATGCCAATTGTTTCGGCATTCACGACCGACTTCAGCAGCGACGTTGCGGATGTCGGGCAATCGGTCAGCACTCGCGTTGCGACGGCTGTTAGCGCAGGAGATGCCACAAGTGGATACTCTGCAACGGACGTTACTTCAACGGCCAAGACCATCACGCTGGACAAGCACAAGCATTTCACGGCGGCATTCACCGACCTGGAGATTGCAAAGGGCGGCATGGATATGCTCGAAAGAACTTTCGTGCGTCCGGCCGTTCATGCAGTAGTCAATCAGATGATGGACGACCTGCTGGCGTTGGCCGTGGCGGCTACTTACAGCGCCGAGGTGACGGTCGTTGCCGGCAGCTTTGGCGCCGATGATGTCGCCGACCTGGCGGGCGACCTGACGGTGCTAAACGTGCCGAAGGCCGACCGCGCCCTGGTTATCAAGCCGAGCTACTACGCCAACCTGGCGCAGGACAATGCCATTCAGGCCAGTTACGCCTATGGCGGCCCTGGCTCCATTCAGGACAACGCGGTGCCGAGAGTTCACGGTTTCAACGTGTACGAGTACAGCGACATACCTGGCAACAGCGAGAACCTGGAAGGGTTCGCCT